AGGCGGTAGCGTTAAATCTGCATCCAGCCTTGGGGATGGAATCGCGCAGGGAGGCAAGACCAAGGGCAGGATGGTCTGAAATGGAAATGATGCTGTGGAACGCCTTGCTGACTACATTGCTCGCATTGTTAGGCTGGATTCTGAAGAACAGGTCAGAGGAAATCGACCGCCTTCAGATCCTGCTCAACAGAACCCGAGAGGAAGTTGCCAAGGAGTATGTGACCAGAGCAGATGTCCATCACGACATCAATCGTGTCCTAGATCGTCTGGACCGGTTGGAGAGTAAATTGGACACATTTATCCGGGAGCAGAGAAGTGCCATCGGTTAGCAAGAAACAACACAATTTCATGGCGGCGGTTGCTAACAATCCAGCCTTTGCCAAGAAAGCAGGCGTCCCACAGTCCGTGGGTAAAGATTTTTCATCAGCGGACAAGGGCCGCAAATTTTCTAAAGGTGGTGACATCATGGCAACGCAGAAAAAAGTTCCGACTACTCCCATGGGCAAAGTTAAAACGGCTGCTCCTAGCCGTGACGGCGCTATCAAGCAAGCCCATACCAAGGGCAAAGTTATCAAAATGGCTGGCTCGACCAAAGGTCTGAAGCGCGGCGGCAAGTGCTAAGGAGCCAAACATGGCAACACGTAAATACAAAAAGTTTCAAACTGGCGGTTACAGCGAGTTTGGCGAAGAGACTGGTTCTGGAATGATGGACTTCCCTTCGGAAGCCTCTGAAGTCACTTCCAAGTCTGAAACCATTTCTGAGTCTAAACCTGCCAAGAAGGCTCCTATCGTTACCAAAGAAGAGTTGGAGAAGTCCGGCTTGTCTTTGCGTGACTATATGAACAAGCAACAAGGTTTGACCCGCCGTGGCAGTTCTTCTTCCGAAGCTCCTGCACCCAAGGCGGCTCCCAAAGCAGCTCCGAAAGAAACTACGGTTGAAAAGACTGTTGTCAAAACTGAGCCTGCCACCTCTTCTTCGCCTTCTGTTAAGAAGGAAACCTACCGTGATTTCAGCGGTAAAACGCAAGAAAAGACCGGCCCCAAGCGCCCAGATTTTGGCACTGCTATTGGCCGAGGAATTTCTGATTTCTTTGAAGGCATTCGTGAGCGCGGCAAGAAGTCAAACCCTGAAGCTTACGCCAAGGGTGGCTCCGTTGGTTCTGCGTCTAAACGTGCTGACGGTATTGCCCAGCGTGGCAAGACCCGTGGCAAGATTTGCTGAGGTAAATTATGAAGAAGCGCAATTTTGATGCTGGCGGCTACATGGAAGATGTTAGCCCCGAAGATGTTGCAGAGCGAAAGAGGCTCCAAGCTGCCACTAAAGCTTTCAACAAAGAAATGCCAGAAGCAGATGCCACGTTTGGTGATTTGTCCAAACGCGATAATAGTGGCGGCGGGGAACGGCTGATGAAAATGCTGAGAAAAGCCCGTCGCCCCAAAGCCTCTATGCCCGACGTTGACGCTATGGGTAACGTCACTGGATATGCCAAAGGTGGCATGACTGCGTCTAAACGCGCAGATGGTATTGCTCAACGTGGCAAAACCCGTGGCACATTGATCATGTGCGGCGGCGGCTACACCAAGGGCAAATAATGATTGCCAGCCGTGGAATGGGAGCGATTGCTCCCTCCAAGATGCCCACCGGAAAGCGCAAAGCTCGCCGGGATGATACCGACTTCACGCAATATGCTGAGGGCGGACAAGTTGGCTTGTATGCCAATATCAACGCAAAACGCAAGCGGATTGCCGAAGGGTCTGGAGAGAAGATGCGTAAGCCGGGATCCCCGGGCGCACCCACGGCACAGGCATTCATTAATTCAGCAAAGACTGCGAGCAAATAATGGCAGTAACCGGCACAACCGATTTCAATCTGGAGTTCACTGAACTTGCGGAAGAGGCGTGGGAGCGTGCCGGTCGGGAGATGCGCTCTGGCTATGACCTGCGTACAGCCCGTCGCTCCATGAACCTGATGACCATTGAGTGGCAGAACCGTGGCATCAATATGTGGACGATTGATGAAGGGTATGTAAACCTTCAGCAAGGCGTGGCTGAATACGATCTACCCGCAGATACCATTGATCTGATGGAGCAGGTGATCCGTACTGGGCAGGGCAATGTTTCTACCCAAGCAGACCTGACCATTACCCGTATCAGTGTTTCTACGTATGCAACCATCCCGAATAAGTTGACGCAAGCTCGTCCTATCCAGGTTTGGGTACAGCGCTTACGGGATAACCCTAAGATTACTGTGTGGCCTGTGCCTGACCAAGGAACAGAGGCGCAGCCTTACTATGTGTTTAAATATTGGCGTTTACGCCGTATTGACGACGCCGGCTCTGGCGTGCAAACCCAAGATGTAAATTTCCGTTTCTATCCAGCCATGGCTGCTGGTCTGGCATATCACATTGCCATGAAGGTTCCAGAGCTATCTCAGCGCGTTGAGATGCTCAAAGCGGCATATGATGAGCAGTTCAATCTTGCCGCAGGTGAGGATCGTGAGAAGGCGGCTATCCGCTTCGTTCCCCGACAGATGTTTATCGGGAGCGGTGTGTAATGGGCAATAGGTTCGCAAATGGCATAAAAGCGATTGCCATGTGCGACCGCTGCGGCCAGCAGTTTAAACTCAAAAAGCTGAAGACTGAGGTCATCAAACAACGCAGATATGACTTGCTTGTTTGCTCCCAATGCTGGGATCCAGACCACCCGCAGTTGATGCTCGGAACTTTTCCTGTGGATGATCCGCAAGCTTTGCGTAATCCCAGAAAAGACAACACATATATTCAAGCTGGGACGGATAATAATGGGTATCCAACCGGTGGATCGCGGGACATTCAGTGGGGCTGGGCACCTGTAGGGGGAGCCAGCTATTTTGATGTGGGGTTGACTCCAAATTACTTGGTGGCAACAACTTATGTTGGTACAGTAACGGTATCTTGAAGGAGTTAAAGATGGACAAGGCAGACCTGAAACAAGACAAAAAGATGATCGCTGCGGCGGTTCATAAGCATGAGAAGGCCAAGCACAAAGGCCAGCCCATGACGAAGCTTAAGAAGGGTGGACCCACCACCGATGATCGTATGCGTCTGGGCCGCAACATGGCTCGCGCAATGAACCAGCGCGGAGGCTAATATGGCTAAGTTCAGTCAAAAATTAATGGGTAAAGAGGTTGGCTCTGCCAGCGTCTATGCCAAGCCGCACACCATGAGCGGCAAAGAAGTCAAGCCTTCTACCAACCCTGGCAAAGAACCCAATCGCAGCAAACTTGATACGTATGATGTCTCGGTGGGCAATATCAGCAAATCTGCTGGTAATGAGTCTATCAAGACCAGCGGTATCAAAATCCGTGGAACCGGTGCAGCTACCAAAGGTGTGATGGCTCGCGGCCCTATGGCTTGAGGTTGATATGACGTACAACGAACTTGTCACTGCTGTTCAAGACTACTGTGAGAATACATTTCCCACAGCAGACATGAATATTATGATCCGACAAGCTGAACAGAATATTTATAACACTGTTCAGATTGCAAACTTGCGGAAAAACGTGACAGGTTCGTTGACTACAGGCAATAAATATTTGCAATGTCCGGTTGACTTTTTGTCTGTTTACAGCATTGCCGTTTATGCATATGCAACGCCAACAGCAACCGGAACGTCCGGTCAGTCCACAATCACAGTTTCCTCTGCAACAAACATCATTTCTGGAATGTATGTTTCAGGAACCGGCATTGCTTCTGGCGCAACGGTTAGTTCTATCAGCGGAACAACGGTAACGTTATCTGCCGCAAATACAGGCACTGTAAGCGGGACTGTTACATTCCAAGGCGATTATCTTTATCTTTTGAATAAAGACGTAAACTTCATGCGGGAAGCTTATCCAAACCCTTCCTACAAAGGTTTGCCAAAGCATTACGCCATCTTTGGCCCAAGGTCTGATAATGTAAACGAATTGTCGTTTATCCTTGGTCCTACTCCTGACGCAGCTTACAATGCAGAGCTGCATTATTATTACTATCCAGAATCAATTGTGGATGCCCAGCAGACATGGCTTGGCGACAATTTTGATACTGCGCTGTTCAATGCCACCATGATGGAAGCCATCACTTACATGAAGGGCGAAAAAGACATGGTCGAGTTGTATCAGAATCGTTTCATCCAATCTATTGCTCTTCTCAAGAACCTGGGCGATGGCAAGCAGCGTGGCGATGCCTATCGCGATGGACAAGTCAGGAATCCTGTTAAATGAGCATTGTCCAAACACAAACCACGAGCTTCAAAGCGGAGCTGTACCAAGCTGTTCACAACTTGACTACCGATACGCTCAAGGTGGCGCTGTACACCGGCAACGCAGATTTGAACGAAACCACTACGGTGTACACAACCTCCAACGAAGTGACCGGTGGTGGGTACCCTCCGGGGGGTGTTCAATTGACAGGCGTCACCATCAATACGTCAGGGTACACGGCGTATGTGAATTTCAACAACGCCAATTTCAGCGCGGCAGTGACAGCACGGTGTGCGCTCATCTACAATTTCAGCAAGGGCAACAAATCAATTGCCGTGCTTGATTTTGGGTCTGATAAAACATCGACTTCGTTCACATTGACGATGCCAACCAATACACCAACAACCGCCCTTTTGCGGTCCTCAGTTTAAGGAGCCACCATGTCCATCGAGAAAACAAAAGCCAATGACGTTGTCACCAGCGGATTGATTGCTGGCGCGCGTCCCACGGATGGTATGACTGCTTTGGGGTACTTTACTCTTGAGTGCTATGACAAAGATGGCAACCTGAAGTGGAAGGCATCCAACCATAACTTGGTGGTTAACCAAGGGTTGCAGTACATGTGCAGTACCGGCTTGACAAACGGTACCCAAATCACAACTTGGTATATTGGGTTGTATGGCGCTGCTGCCAGCAACTCTCCTGCCGCAGGCGATACCATGGCTACCCACGCAGGATGGACTGAAGCCACTCCTTACAGTAACGCTACACGCCCAACTTGCACGTTTGCATCGGCGACTACGGCCAATCCTTCTGTGGCTACTAATTCTGCGTCCCCTGCTTCGTTTTCAATTAACGCAACAGCAACAGTTGGTGGTGCGTTTTTGGTGAGCAACAACACCAAAGGCGGTAGTACAGGCACTTTGTTTTCCGCTGCGGATTTCCAAGCCCCTGGCGACCGCACAGTGGCTAGTGGCGACACCTTGAACGTTACCTACACCCTCAGCTTGGCGGGATGATAAATGGGCCTGGTACTTAAAGACAGGGTCAAGGAAACTACGACCAGTTCAGGTACTGGGGCTATAACGCTGGCAGGAACAACGTCTGGGTATCAGGCGTTTTCCGTTATTGGCAACGGCAACACAACGTACTACGCAATTGTGGACCCCGCAACTGGGGACTGGGAAGTTGGCGTAGGTACGTACACCTTGGCGGGCAATACATTGTCGCGGGATACTGTGCTGAGTTCTAGTAACAGTGGGGCGTTGGTGCCTTTTGGCACGGGGGCCAAAGACGTCTTTGTTACGTACCCAGCGTCATATGCGGTGCTTCTTTCTGGAGGAAGCATGGTGTATAACTCCGCCACTAACTCAATTGATTTTTCACTGTAATGGCACTCGTATTACGATTCAGTAATAATGGCGATGCTTTGGTCCCGCTTGCATCCGAGTTTAATGAAATTGATGTAATATCACCCAAATTAAAGCTGGGCGCCAGTAAAGTTAATATCAATGGTGAAATCAATGAAGTAGCCAATTTGGTGCCGCATACATATAACACCAGCGTCGCTGATACAGTATCTATTATTGACCAAGCGTATGGTAATAGAGTGTGGACGGGCGACGTTATTGAGACCTCTAGTATAGCTGACATGATTGCCTCGACTGCGTCAGCAATTAAATACGCGCCACAGGCTGTAAATAGAACCCCTCAATACGGAAATACCACGTATCCATCAACTGCGCCTTCGGGATGGACTAATACTGTTAATACTTCACAGGACGATAGTTATTATTTGTTTAATACGCCGTTTACATTTTATTT